ATACCAATTACCCATAGGTAAATTAGCGTTATCTTGTCCATAGTTATAAACAACATATCTATCATTAAATGTAGCATTAGCTGTAGGATACCACCAAATAACTTCTGTGAATAGATTGTTTATACCGGCACAAATTTGTTGTCCTTTTGTAGTATCGATATCATCGTAAACAAAATCTTCAACAGAACAAGGTAAGGTGTTAACTGTACCATCAAATGAAAAGAAACCATTATTACCCATCCAATATGCAACACCATCTATTTCAATAGCTGCATTTTTACCAATGAGTCCACAGTTTGTACCAACCTGTTCAAAACCAAATGTAAATGGTGCACCTACAAACTTCATCGCATACAATGCATTGTCAGTCCATACTAGAATATTTTCTTTTGCAACTAACGCACCCATAATTTTTGTGCCATCTTGTAGTCTTTGTGTGCCTGCTGTGTTTGTAGCTTCAGGTGTATAATTATTTATATCTTCATCAACAGAGAATCTTATAAGCATATCATCTTGTGTTGTTGGTGTGCCTATCGTTACTTCTGTTCCAAAATGAATTAAGTGTCGTGTTGTTGGTGATATTAAAGTAACTCGAGTTGCAGTTGGATTATTTGTTGTTTCAAATCCAGATGTGTTTGTAGCAGCTCTATTGCCTGTTGGATTTGCAGCTCCTGCATTCCATGTAAATGTTTTACCGTTTGCGATTGTTGCAACTAACACTTCACCAAAATTACTTAAAGACCAAAGTCCTGGTTCAAGAGTTACAGTAGACGCTTGCACTGCACTACCATAACCTGAAAATAAACTTGCGTCTGTCACTGTAGCACCACTACTGTGTGCCTGTCCGTTGGATGTGCCAGCTGTTGCCGTTCCGTTTGTACCTCTGGTAATACCTAAAAATTGTGTAGAACTTTTAGATGTATATGTAATTAATTCATTAGCAACTGCAATTGTTCCTGAGCTTGCAAAACCAGTTGTAGATACAACTGTAACCGCGGTCCCCGATCCACCAGTACCTGCAGTGTCCGCGCTCAACGATCCGTTTAAAGTTGTAGTTGCAGCGCCTGTTACTGTACCACCATAATTACCTATACCAAAACCATAACCATATGATTGTGCTGCAGGTCCTATTTTTTCATATGGAGTCACATCACAACTACCACCGCCAGCAGCTCCTGTAGTTGTTTGTGTACCAGTTATTATTGCAATTAAATTTGATGTTACTCTAGTTACTTGAAATAGTTTACCTTCAAAAGCAGCATCAGTTAAACCTATACCAGCCGGCACAGTTACATTACTTAATAAAATTATATCTCCACTTTCTAAATTATGGTCAGCAGCAAAAGTTAATGAAACTTCTTGTGAGGCATCTGAAGCGGACATTACTACACTTGTTACTTTTGTTTGTAATGGAGTAACATCAAAAAGTTGTCCTTCAAAATATATAAGTAAAAATTTATCTGTACCCAATGCAACATATCTATTGCCATCTGTATCAACAAAAGCATGTTGTTTTCTTGCTACGCCCACGATTGTATCTGTTAAAAGAGATTGCCACCCACCTACTTTTTCTGGCAAGCCATATCTAAATCTTACATTATCTGAGTCTACCCAACGACCCTCTGCTCCAACTGATGTATCTTGTTTATCAATTCCAGGAGCAAACTTAATTTTCGTAAGTGGCATTTTTTACTCCTATGTAGTTTGGTTGTATACGTATTGCCAACCTTTGGTTGCGTTAGTGTATCTTAATTTAATCGATTGATTATTTGTGGTTAATTCTAAATTAGATGCAGCACCTCTTATTGGTTGACTGTTTCTATTTACAGTTACTTTATTAGTACCAAAACCCCCTGTTGTAGAAACGTCCATAATACTAACCTCATCACCCATAGCAGGTGATGCTGGTAATGTAATCGTAACTTCAGCTGCTGTTGTATCGATTAATAAATTATCACCAGCTACAGCAGTGTACGCTGTAATAGAACTAGATGTAATTGCAAAATTACCCTTTTGTAAAATATCTAATCTTGCGTCTGTTCCATCAGAATGAATTAACATTGTAGATCCCACAGGAACAGGTATTGGATTTGATGATCCGGCTGTTTTAATACTTAATGTATATTTGTTAGCTGTAGTTCTATCTGTTGCGTCTTGAACAATATAAACTCTAGTAGCTGTACCACCAGTTGTTGATGCAGGTATAATTAAATTAACATTACCTGTCATTGTGCCTGTTAGTTTAAGATAAATATTTTTACCATCAGATGTTGCACCATCTGATAAAAGTAAAGTTTTATCAGAGCTTGATGTCATAGAAACATTAACTACACCTGATGTTGATTGTTGTAATATTTGTAAATTAGTATTTGTTATGGTACCCCATAGACCAGCTTTTTCACCGGTTGCTACTAATTCTAATGCTAAATCTGTTGAAAATGTTGATGCCATATTATCCGTACGGTTTTATTGGTGTCCAAACCATTGTTGCTCCTGGTACAATTTCGTTCCACGTAATAACTCCTACTTCGCCTGTTCTTAAAGTCATGGCGTTAGCAGGTGCTTCTTGTACTACGTTTCCAACGATACTAACAGATCCACTACGTATAATCAAGTTGTTTCCAGATGCTTCAATATCCGCATTACCAGAAACTGTGACGGTCCCCGTTCCAAGAGTAAGTGGATTTTTAGACGCCTCAAGGTTTGCTGTACCAACTATTGTTACCGTTCCAACACCAAGTGTTAATGGATTTGGATCTACATTTTCTTGAACAGCGTCTGCTGCAATATTAGGATTACCAATGTTAGCTACTAAATTATTACCTGTGACAGCAATAGATACTACATTGTCCGCCCCTACTTGAGATATAGCTAGTTGTGAAATTGCGTCAAAACCTAAATTCATAAATGTCCTTAAAAGGAGACAGGGGGTATGTGGTGGTGCCCTGCCTCCATCTAAGGATTATATCATCGTTTAAACCAAGGGGGAAGTCCTAAATGCGGACGTTTATCAAATATATTTTCTTTAGCCCCGGGTGTTTTACGATTATTATAATGCAAAAAAACCTGCACACATTGATTACCTTTAAATTTTTTTCTCCAATGTTCTAATTCCATACCTCGATAAACCAGCATATCTCCTGGTTTTAAATCTACTTTAATGCCTTTAGCTTTGCTAGTGGTGGTTATTTTTTTACCATCAGGTATACCTACATTTTGATTTGGACTTAAATAAATAGACCATTCATCTCCACCTAGATTCATAGTTGTAGATATTTCACAAGAAAATCTATCTTTATGTCTTTTTAATTCATCTCCTTTTTTATATATTCTAGCGTATGTATAATTAGGATCTAATTTTAAATCTGTTGTTTTTTCCATAATAGGTTGACATTTAAGTAATAAAGTTTCCATAGCAATATTTGCGTATTGAGCATAAGTAAACGGTATTTGATTATCCGCATCTTCATACCCACCTAAAATATTTTCAAAAGGTGAAAAGTATCTTGCGGCTTTACAAGTATCATAAACTTGTTTTTGCATTAAAAAATAATTCATAACAAAAGTTGCTAAATCTTTTGATATAGCTTGACGAATAATTGTGTATTTATTTTTTTTAAACGACATCTTTAGCCATCTCTTTCGGCACTGCCTGTATATTCCAATGTATAAACCTAAATGGTTCTTTGCCATGATCCACTGCATACTCGTGTTCTAAATAACCTGGAAATATAATTAATGTACCTGGTTTAGGTTTTATGTGAAATGTTTCGTTACCAGGCCATACACCTTTTAACTTTTGTTTCATTTTTAATTTTGTTGTTCTTGCACCAGTCTTTGGTTCATGAAATATTGGATATGATGTTTTATCACTACATTTTAAAAAATAAAAACCCGATACATGTTGGTTCCAATGTATGTGAGCAGAGTGATGACCACCACCTTTTTTAGCAAACTCTTGCACCCACAACTCACTAAAGATAGTTGTATATTGTGACATGTCATAACCTTGGTGATCTAAATATTCCCAAGATTTTTGACCAATGTAGTTTCTAAAATCTAAAAAATCATTATCT